TCAAAATCTCAGCATGTTCACTGAGTTTGTTTAGTTCATAACGACCGCAGAACTTCATGAAATGCACTCCCACCTGGCCCACGTCGCGGTCACTGATCTGTTCGCGAATGGCATGATCCACTGTGGCCTTGACTTCATCGGGCTGTGCAGTGAGATCTACCAGCACCCGGTTACGTTCGTAATCGTCCAGCACCCGATGTTCCACTTTGTCATGATCTGTCCATCGCTGCAACATGAGATTGTTCCAATTGTAACCACGGCGCACACGATCTTCAAATGCTTCGGCCAGACCCACACGATTCTTTGAGCCCTTGATGGGCGCCCCCGGAAAGGCCGAAAACACGTTGTCGCCCGGATCTCCACGCATGCATTTCAAGAACAGGGCCCACTTCTGATAGTCTGTGGGGCATTCAAATGTGTCCTGTGCCTTGCCCACCTTGATCTTGCTGTCGCTCTTGACTGCAAACTCCAGCTGTTGACCACGATCATTTTCCACACCGTTCACAGTGAACAAGTAGTCATTGATGCCGTTGTACAGTTGCACATTGGGTGCCACCAACTGCACAAAGTCAGAGTCTGAACTGACCACTGTGTGTTGATCTTGAGGATGCAGAGCAATCCAACGAGCAATTACATCATCTGCTTCGGCCGTGGCACAGCGAATCACACTGCAATTGGTGCGAGTCAGCAGATACTCGCACAATTGATCATAAGTTTCCCAAAACAGCTGATCTTCTTCTTGTTCAGCTTCGTTCATTTTGTTGCGACTTTCAGCACGATTGGCCTTGTAACGACTGTAGTAATCTTTGCGCCAGGATCGACCCTCCAGTGCAAAAACCACGTGATCAGGACTGAATTTGCGAGCCATTTTGTTCACGGCCATGAGTGTGACATGCAGTGCAAAACCCAACTTGGTCCAGGTGTCTGCGGCACGATGTGCGGAATGTCGAGCACGGAAAAACATGTTGGCAGTGTCAATTATGAGATATTTCATGTGATCATAGCAGCTGATTGTGTTGAATGTAGTGTAACAGATATTCTGCCCAAAAGCAATGAGCATCTGGCCCAAAATGCCAACTTTGTGGGTTTTTGGTAACAAAGCCCTGCTGTCGCAATATGCTGTCAAAGGTTTTGGTCTGATCATAGGGTGCAATGTAATTGGCCCCCCAGTCCAGTGGTTGGTCAATTTGGGCGAAGTGACTGTTGCCATTGAACATCACATGCCTGATACCGCGGTGCTTGAGTTCAAGATGAAACTGCCAGATTTGCTCGTGAGCCTGTTGCTGACAGCGATGCCAATCTATGTCAATTATGAATTGTCGATAACGATTTTCCAGTTCTTTGGGCACGGTGTCCTGACCTGATGCATTGACTTGATAGTCATGATCATTGTGCCACCACTCTTGACGCTCCCAAGTGGTCCACTGTATGACCATGAAACACCGATCAAGCCAGTCTGGATTTTGATTGATCCACTGTCGTGTGGTTCTCATGATACGAGCATTGCTGCATCCGGCCTGTGCCTGTAGTTCCAAAACTGCCCAGAGATGATTGGCCAGTTCACAACCAAAACTGACTCGAGCATTGTCCGGATGTGGCTCGCGGCCGCACTGCCACAGCAGGCCATCATCACAGGCCCAGGCATGCGGATTGACTGCTTCGGCAGCTGCAGCGTGACTGTTGCCGTTGACATATAGAATCATAACAGAGCCTGAATGTGTGGCATGATGTAGTGAGCCCAGGCCTTGTGTGCCTCTTCGCCAAAGTGTCCGTGTGTGTCAGCACGGAAGCCTTGATCCACGCACCATGAAATGTAGTGTGTGGCAGTGCCTGCTTGAGCATAGGGAGACACAAAGCAGCCGTGCCAGTCATAGGGATCAAATCTACCATCACACTCAAAACTCTGTGCTGTGTTGAAAAACAGATGTGGCACCCGATGTTGGTCTAACCATTCATGAAACTCTATCAATTTGCTGTGAATCGCGGGTTGTTGCTCGTAGTATGCCATGCCGCTGTGATCCCACTCCAGTACCCAATTCTTGTACCAGGCATGCAGACCCTGGGGCAAATGCCTGTGGCCAGTGGCATTGATGGGCCACCAATTGTATTGAAAAAACTTTTCTGTGCGTTCCCAGCTGGGCACACCCAACAGCACAAAAATTGGCCCTTGAGTTTGATACACAAAGGTCTTGGTGGTGCGAATGGCGCGATCCAAGCTACCACCGGACAGAGCTTGACACACCAGTGTGGCGTTGACATGCTGTGCCAAATCAGCGCCAAAGCTGAACTTCAAGTTCAACGGATGCGGTGCTTCGCCTAGGTCGCGATATTCCAGATCATTGAAACATGATCCCGTGGCAGTGCTGATACCATGTCCCACACTGTGACTGTCGCCATTAACATAGAGAATCATGCACTGCGCAGTGTTTTTTCAGTTTCGGCCATGGCCACACGTCGTCGTAAACTGCTGCTACTGAACGAATGATCGCGTGAGTTGTAAACCAATTCTATGCCACGAGTTTGACAGGCAGCATCGCCTGTAAAGGATTTATCGCAGTATTCAACACCCAAGATACGCACATCAATGGGCAGGGTCAGCAGCACGTCTACCAAGTCCTGTTCGGTTTGATATACCACTATCTCATCAACATAACGACATGCGCTCAATTGTATTTGCCGCTCCACAATGCTTTGAACCGGACGATTTTTGGTATCCGGTCGATCCAGTGTGGGGTCAGTCTGCAGTCCCACGATGAGATAATCGCAGTGATTTTTGGCTTCGGCCAGCATGGCAATGTGACCAGCATGCAGCATGTCAAAAGCACTGAATGTGATACCTATCTTGAGTCCTTGTGACTTGAGTTCTTTGATTCTGTTGAAAATCATTTTGACGCGATCCTTGTGTTCCAACGTTGCACACAGTGTTCTATGAGTTGGTTAGCTGACTTCACTGCGTCCACCACCAATGTCCCGACTCTGTACATAGATACCAGACTGTCTAATGGCCTGTTCCTGTTCCCAGGTCTCCATGACAACATGTCTGCACACATTCTGGAACCAACGATCCACAATGTCGGCATCAGTGTCAGTGGGTTTTATCATGTAACCGGCCTTGACCAAGCGTGCCACGAATATTTCATTCCAATCCAGTTCAAATGCACCTTGGTGCAGGTTGTTGGGATCAACCTCGATTCTCAGCACTTGTACCCAGGGTTCGCCCTGTGCGGAGGCCAGCTCTTTTTCAGTCTTGACCGGTTCACGTGTTTTTCGAGCTGGTGGTACCGGCAGTGGCTCAGGTTGTGATTGTGTTGGTTGAGGATTGGCTTGAACACTTTTACCAAACCAACTCTTGAGTCGATCAAACATTTATTTGCCCCATCCATTGCCCCAGAGATCCACGTGCAGTCTGGGACTGTAGTAGTAGCCTTGACTCACAGCCCAGTCGGCCACTCGCACACGATTTTGATCATAGGGAGCAACAACACCGCCCTGTGGCATCACATAAACCACACCACGAAAACCACCGTCTCTGAACTCCTGCACTGCACGATTCACTTCCGCAAAGTGCGCATCAGTTTCTACCACAAACTTGAGATAGGTAGTACCAATGTCTTGATAGCTGGCCACCACGTCAGGGCGTATGGCATCTTCCCAACGCTCGCCCGATGCTGACAACTTGGCACTGACCGAAAAAGTCAAGTTATTGCGAGTGCGAGCATGGCCCTGACTGTTCTTGGTACTGTTCAAGGTCCAGTTCAACAAGAACTGTCTAAACTTGGGCTGCAGCTCTTGAGTGCCATTGGTTTCAAAAGTGATGTTTTGAAGATCCGCCATGCTGTCATGATTCAACAGATCTTCATAGGCACGTTGCCAGCCCAGCAAGGGCTCACCCCCGGTGATCACAAGATGCACATCATTGCCGTTGGGCTGAATCCAACGATGATTGGGTGTCAGAGCCAGCATGCGATCCACAGCCTCGGCAGTGTGCAAATTGGGACTGAACTCTTTGAACGCCGGATGCCACGAAGCATATGAATCACATCCGGTAGTGACCAAGGGCAAGTCTTGAAACGATTTATACAAACCAATACTGTGTACCACTTCGTCCGCTTCACGACTGGCCATGCCACTGGGCATGCCAAAACCTGCACATGTGAAGTTGCATCCAAAAGTTCTCAAGAACACAGATGGCACCCCCACAAAGCGACCTTCGCCCTGAGCACTGTAGAATATTTCGCTGATTTTTAGTTTCATGCCTTATTGTACTACCTATGCTGCGGCTGTTGCAACCGCGGGTTGACCAGAAGCACGTGCCGCGGCTTGGCCACGACGAGCACTTTCCACTGTGCCATCTACCAGTTCGACCATGGCCTTGCCAAAGTTTCTGCGTCGAGCAAAATAGAACAGTTCCAAGAATCGAGGAAAGCTCATGTTCTTGTCTTCGGGAAAATCTAGGTTGTACACACAGCGACCTTGGGTCAAGGCACGATCAAATGTGAGATAGTCCCAAAGATTGTGGTTCAGTTCTAGCTGCATGGGATACTGATGTCGGTCTTGATAGGCCACGAGATATCGGCGTTGAAACCGCATGGCATCGGCCAAGAGATCCTGTGGCAGGTCATAGCGTTGCATGAACTGTTCCAAGAGATTGAAGATGCTGTCATACTGGTTGTCTACGTGCATGTTGAGAATACTGCGATGTATGAGATTCCAGCCATGTATTTCAATACCACCTATGTTGGGATGTCGAATACGCCCATCACTCATCCAGTTGGCATAGTATTGACGAACCTCGGTCATTTCTTTGTGGAACCATGCATCTTGTTTGAGAAATTCAAACAGGTCTTCGTAAAATTCCGAGTAGTCAATGCCAAGATACTTGTAGACCAGGCGACTCAGCACTGTGCTGACACCGTTGATGTGCATGGTATTGATATACCAAGAAAACACTTCGGCATCCAGCATGACTTCGGGCGGCAGATCCTTGGTTGAAGTCACAATGTCAATGCCTTCCTCAATGTGTTCGTTTGAGTAGCTGCCAGAAAAATAGTCAGTGACTCTGGTGGCCGTGATCTTGAAAAGCTTTTTCTGCAAGAGATTCATTTCGGCATTTTCCAGCATCTGGGCCTGAAAAACTGTGAGTCCGGTGTGATTGCCCATGCGGAACAGTCGCCAGAAGTTGTCTTTCCAAGACGTCAAACTTTCGCCCGGCAGTCCCAAGATCAATTCAGTATAGGTGGGAATGTTGCGCTGTTCACACAGCTCAAATACTTCTTCTAACTTGTTCATTTCCATGTTCTTGCGTCGAATGTTTTCCAATACATCCACGTCAAGACTCTGAACACTGAGCGTGAGACCTTGGTTAAAGCCGGGCGCATCCAACAGCTTCTTGACAATGTCAACCACTTCGCGTTTCTGGTTCTTGGCCCAGGCCACAGAGAAGGTCTTGGGATAACCGTAGCGTTCCTGAACTTCAATGATCTTGTCTGCAATGAGATTGTCGCGCTGCGGAAACATACCAAAGTTGGCATCTGTGATGGAAATAAAACCACAGCGATGACTGGCCATCCATTCCAGTTCTTCAAACACCCGCTCTAGTCCAAAATGTTTGACCTTGTTGTAGGTCAGCGACCCCCAATCACAGAAGGTGCAGGCAAACGGACAACCACGATTGGTTTCCAGAGTGCCGTTCCATTCCACGTCCGGATTGTCTGCAATGATTTGGTCAAACACACCAGATAGATAGGGACTGGGTATTTCTTCCAGGCTTTCAATACGTTTGGCGTCGCCGGTGCTGACTGCCACACCGTCGCGATTGATCAACAGTCCCGGAATCGCGTCAAACTTTCTGTCAGGAAAGGCCTTCAACATGTTGCGAAAAGTTATTTCGCCTTCAAAGCAGATCACCAAGTCCATGTAGGGTTCTTTGACAAAAAGATCAGGATCAGTGATCGCGGGCTCAGGACCGCCAAACACAATCAAGCATTCGGGATTGATTTGTTTGATGGCCCGAGCCAAGGCATAGTTGTATTGATGATTCCAAACATAGGTACTGAATGTCACGATGTCAGACTGGGCCAATTTGACTGCCAGCGGTTCCACAGCATCACGACGCCAGATCATGTCTGTGCATTCAAAGTTGTCGCGTATCCAAGGATCAGCCAAAGCATAGCTCCAGATCACTCCGGCCGAGTAGGGCAGATAGTAGGCGTTGAACTCTTTGGGACCTTGTTGAAAATTTGGTTGTACCCAGGCGATTTTATATGTCATTAGTTATTTACTTGAATATTTGGGAGAATGTGGGTTTGTGAATTGAAACATTTGCCTATTTACGTCATTCTGTGCCAGTTTTTCCCAGGGATTTTGAGTGCCGCGGAACACATTTTCAAAAAATTCTATGCTGAGACCCTGACTCACCATGTATGCTGCCAGTCGGCCACAGTCCTGATTGCGCAGCTCTATCATGGCCGTGCTGTGAAAATCGCGTGGGTCTGTGGGCTTGCCTTCCAGCATGGGACGATTTTGAAAGGTTTGATCATTGTTGTTGCCAGTAAGATCAAAACGGTCATGCAGCACATGCACCGGAATACGTTGCCAGATGTCCAGCATGTAGGCCTGTTGGCTCACCCAACCATCTTGCGTGGGGTGCGGTGAAATATAGCCCAAGAGATCAAACCAGGCTCTAGGCACTATGGGAAAAATGCTATAGGGGTGATCGCGATGTGTGTGAAAGGCCAAGAGCCGGAACTGACCGGTGTAGCTGGCAATCACTGTGTCCCAGCCCTGAGTCTGCATCACAGCATCATCGTTCCAAATCACCAACCAGTCGCTGTTGGTGCGAGCAGCCATGGCATTGTTGTACTTGTGTAGGTTGATGTAGCCCATGGGCTCAAACACCTCCACATGATACTTCAAGTTCTGTTGATTCATCCAGGGCTGCACAGTGTCACGGAAGTAGTCAAGACCCACGGCGTCGTCGCGATCAAAAGCCAGCATGAATTGAATGCCAGCGACGTCATCGGCGTGGTTTACCAGACTTTCTAGACTGGTCAGCAATGGTTGTGTGCGACCACGAGTGGCCAACAATATGGATATCTGGAATTTAGATTTCACTTTATGCCTCATAGGTAGCAGAATTGCCTGCATGTTCAAATACTTCCACACTCTTGACACGCACCGTGGGATTGAGCGGATAACGATGGTTATCTTGCTTTAACAGCCAATCCATTTTGTCATAGCACATCTTGGCAAACAGTTCGCAGCCAACGCCTTCCACAATGCGTAAATCGCAAACTCCCTTGCGATGAAATGGTTCGGTTTGCACACAGTCCGGATCACCGTCATGTTCTGGATCACTGCTCCAACCGGCCATGGCTTTGAATCTGTCCAACAGCGGATCGTCTTTGGCAATTATAGTGGTGTGATCAAACATATAATCTGCCCAGGACTTGAAGTCTTTTAGGCCTCCAAAGTCCATGCCCCAGTTTTTCTCATCCAGTGTGTCACATTCAAACACAAGTTTGATACCAATGGAATACCCATGCAGCAATGAACAATGACTGTGTGTGGCACGCCATTGTCTAAAGCAGCAGGACAGTCCTCGATCATTGCCGTAGGTTTTGGTAGATAAAAATTTCGCCATAAAGTTCTCCTATGTTAGATTATAGCATAGGCAAGCAGAATTTGTAGAGCGGGTTGATTGCCGCATAGACCGCTGTGGACTATTTAGGCATTTGGTAGCTAGGTGCACGATAATTTGCCTGACCAGCAATGACACCACGCACTCCGCCCACAGGGTCAGCACAGTCGGCTTGACGTCTGGGTATGAGATGCACATGTGGATACATCACAGTTTGTCCAGCATCAACGCCCATGTTGACGCCAATGTTAAATGCCATGCATTCTTCAGCAGCCATCATGCGCCGTCCCTCTCGCAGTGCAGCTTCAAAGCATTCTGTGATCACCGCATCAGTGTTGTATTCGGGCACAAACAGCAAGTGCCCGTGGGTCACAGGAAATCGGTCTTGAAACACAGCAACATGATAATCACTGAGTTCTTGTACTTTGAGGTCCCAGGGAGCCACTCCCTGGTGCCTGGCTTGATCAAGATCGGTCATGTTCACTCCTTGCGTTCACCAAACAGTTGCAACAGGCTCAAGAACATATTGATAAAGTTCAGATACAGTGACAGTGCACCGCAGATTTCTTCGATGTGTCCGGCAGCATCTGTGGTGAGATTTTGACGTATCTGTTGTGAGTCGTAGGCTGTCAGCGCCATGAATACCAAAATGGCAATGGCGCTGACAGCCATCTGCAGCAGCGAACTGCCCAAGAAAATGTTGATCAAACTGACCACTATCAAAGCAATCAAGGCCACAATGGCATATTTGCCCACACTGTCAAGACTCTGCTTGGTAAAGTATCCATACCCGCTCATGACAGCAAACAGCACTGCCGCACCAAAAAATGCATTGGCCACACTGCCCAACTGGAACACCACAAAGATAATTGCGAAACTCAGTCCCATGACGGCTGCGAAACCATGTAACAGAGCCACACTCACAGTGAGTCCGGGCCTGCTGTTCAGTGCCATGCCCACACCAAACACCGCTGCCAGTGGCAGCAACATGGTGACCCACTTCATGAAACCTGTGAAAAAGAATGTCATCAGCAGTGAGCTGCCGCTGACCAAACCCGCTACCAACATGCTGGTGACAACAGCCAACATCATGTGACCATACACACGACCCATGGCTTCATTGATGGCTGCAGCTGATCGGTAAATGCTTAGTGAATCTTGAAACATGGTTTCTCCCTGTGTGATTGACATCAATAAACTCCTTTGCCACCAGACGACTGCTGCAGCTTGATGTTGTCAAAGAATTCTTTCTTGGTCGCTGGATCGTGTTGAAATGATCCGCTCAGCACCGTGGTCTGTGTGAGCGAACTTGTGGCCATTATGCCTCGATTGGTGCAACAACCGTGTTCGGCTCCCACATGCACTGCTACATCCTTGGCTCCGGTGGCTCGGGCGATCTCCCTAGCAATATCATTAGCCAGTTCCTCCTGGAGAGTACCACGTCGGGCGCACCACTGTGCGATTCTTGTGTATTTAGAAAGGCCAATGAGCTTGGAAGCCGCAATAATGCCAATGTAGGCCACACCAACCACGGGTTGATGATGATGACTGCACATGCTACGAAGCTCACTGCGAACCACAAGCATGCCTTCGTAACGGTCCGCTGAATCATTGGGAAATGCTGTTGCGTCTGGTGCTGGTTCATATCTACCTGCCATGATTTCGTTAAAATACATCTTGGCCAATCGGCGAGCAGTGCCTTGACTGTTGGGATCAGTTTCTCGATCAATCAGCAAACGGTCCAGAACCAGCTCAAAAGCTTCTGTGGCCTCGTCAATTAGATGCTGCTTGTCACTGGGTGCAATGTAATCACTGATGTTGTCCCCGGCCCAGTACCTTTTACCGTCGGCTGCCATGCGTTGACGAATCACGTCTGACAGATACACTTCTTGGTGCTTGTCTATTTGATCGGCCTTGACAAAAACTTGTCTTTTCAAAGGCACATAGGCATGGTCATAGGTTTCAATCTTGAATTCGGTATCAATGGAAGCATTGAGTTCAGGGTCAATTGTGTAGTTTTGAGTCATGTGGTCTCCGGTCTAAGTTAATAGCATTCTACAGTATTTAGATCGCTGTGTCAAGTGCGAATAGCAATGTTTCTGCAGTCAGGATAATTCACCGGTCGCGGCGGCTGTGGATCAACACAATATTGTGCCAAGGCATGCTGCGCACGTTGTGCTTCTTCTATTGTGGGGCGATAGTGAAATCCAAGATTCATGACACGCTGACTTTGCCAAGGAGCAATGCGTAGATCTCGACCGTCGCTGCGCATTTGACTCAAGGCCTGCCAGGTGCTGACATCGTCCAACAGAATGGCACCACCGCGATTGACATCCATGGGTTTGCCGAAACCAAAACTCAAGCACTGTAATTGACCATTGCGATACATGCCAGGTTCCAATCTACGGGCCGAATCCCAAATTCTAGTACCGTGGAATTGATATTCGCCCACCCAGGTCTCGTTGGTGAGAGTGTACTCAATGCCCAGTTTTTCCATGGTCTGTGGCACACTGACATAGGTATAGGCCGAGAACTCACAGCGTTGCACTTGATCCCAACGCAGACACAGTTCAATGGCATGGGTACAACAGTCAGTCATCACAGCATAGGGAGCACCGGTGAATTTGGCCAAAGCCTGTTCAAATTCAAATATGGCTTCAAACATGGCCGCGTTGGGGGAAATAGTCTTGTTGTGCACCGTCACGATGCAGATCCGTGGTAATGCAATGTATGCCACCATCCCAGAAATATCTATGACGAAAAGGCACCACATGCGGTGTAATACCGTGACGTGCAAAAGCTTCAAACACTGTGTCGTTGTGATTGAACACGATGACATTCTTGGGATCTACGATCAACATGTTGACATCAAACACTGTTTCTTCAACATAGCCAGTCCAGTGACTAAGCCATGTCTCTACCACGTTCACAACATCCTGATCGTACTCAAATCCTGGAATCCACCATCGACCGCGATTTTTTTCTTTGAGATCCAAGAATGGCTTCACTGCTCCCCAACTCTGTCCAGGCAAGTACACCACTTCCCAGTCCGGAAACGTATCAGTGTAAGTGGGCATGTCACAAAGACTCACTATCAAGCCAGGAGCCACTGGACAGAATGATCCGTCGGTATGACCCCCGGTGTTGATCACATGAGTACGATGAGTGGGCCACTGTTGTTTGGCCTGAATTGCCACTTCTGCAAGATTGCTTTCTTTAGAGGATGTGCCTACATAAAGATCCTGCCCCACTCGTGTGGTCATGGCACCATTGCAAAATGCAAATCCGTCAACAATCTGATTTCCCTGTTCACGAACATGTTTAAAAATATTGGCGTAGCACCCATCATAACATCTAGTATCGGATTGATTCAAATCCCAACCATGTATATTCACACACTCTTGTTGAATATGCTGGGGCAATAAATCAAATGGTAGATCAGGCCAAGATATATCTTTGACATCACGATAAAACCAATGCCAATCTTGACCGTTACGATACAGCGTGTCGCCAATCATGATCATGTGATCTCTTGGTGACATGGGAGGCATTGTGTATTTGCCATAAGCGAACGGTTCGGGTAGGTCGGGTCTCAGGACTTTGACACCAAAACTTTCTAGCCTGGCAATGAGATTTTGATAGTCTTCTTCGGTTTCTTCGGCAATGCGTTCGAACAAGCGTCGCACATGTGGAACTTTGATCCAGTTGTAGAACTCAGGATGCCATGAGCGTCCCACTATGCACACACGCAGTGGATCCCAATGTTGATGCACACTGTATGTCATTGTTGATACCACCGCCAGGCCGAAGCGATCATGTCATCAAGACTGTGTGCCTGCCAGGCACCTTTGGTGGTTCTGATCCAACGTTCAGGGCTGGCTGTGAGCTGTGCTGGATCACCAGACCGACGATCAGCTTCCAGCACCGTTACGGCATGGCCAGTTACTCGCTCCACAGCCGCAATCACTTCACGATTGCTGACACCACAATCACTACCAAGATTATACACACCTGACTCAACCTGGCGATCCAAGG